AACGTAGTGTCGCCAGCTTCTTCCAGCTTCTGGATCAGCACTGCGTTAATCGACAGCGTGAAAATGTCTGCAATGGCACTGCCGGACAGCGCGGCTCGAATGAACCCCTTGCGACTTCCGTCAGTATCCTTCCCGTCGATTTCACATGCTGCGCGACAGAGATCGATCATGGAGAGATCGCGGTACTTCCAGGCAGCCTCCATGGCCCGCTGTCGGCTTTCCGCATTCATCCCTGCTCGAATCCAAGCTGGCAAGTCGAGAGCCAGTCCCAATTCTCCCGTGTACGCTGGATGGTCAAGCTTACCCCCGGCCCGCAGGATCATAGCACCTTGCAATGCATTCAACATTCGCTGAGAGTCACCCTCTCGGCGATGCCCCGCCGGGGCCTGCTTACGTTCCTTGCGACGATAGAATTCCAATTCGGTACGCTCCACATCCCAACCGTTGGCGATTGCAGCCGTAACCAGTTTCGCATCAGAACCGAATCGAGCCTGGATTGTCTCGACTCGCTTAGATTCAGCTGCAAATGCCCTTCTCTGCTCAACGATCGCCGCGGAGATCGAACGAACCTTGCCACCCTGCGACCCAGAAGCCTTAACAAGACCTGCAGACTTAACGCCTGATTTAACTTTCGCCTGCGTTTCCGGCTTCTTCTCTTCGGTTGTGTCGCCTTCGCATTCAACCTTTTTGTCCATGCCATCCTCTGCACTGACCTTGTCTTCGGTCGCATCCTCGGCATCAACAGCATCAGACTCCGCCTGATCTTCCTGATACTCGCTCATGAGCAACTCACGAAGAGCATCATTGATCGATGCGGCATCCAGACCGTACGTTTGTGTAACCCACGTTTCAAAGTCCATAACTTCCCCTTTAGCCTGGGCGAGAATGACTCGCGTATTTTTGTCAGCGCCCATGCTCAACACGGACGTTTCACGCAACACTGACCGAGTCGCCAGCGTTAATGGACCGGTCAGCTCTTGACCATTAACAGAAATTGTTTCGCCGTCCCCGATGTCGTAGCATTCATCAACTTCGGCACCAATTGACGCCTGCCATTGATGGCCCTTCTTAGCCATCGACAGAACCCGCTTAACTGACGGGCTTTGTTCTGGGTCTGCTGTAACATCACCAGTCAGATTCAATGACATGCCATCATTGACAATCCCATCTTCATCAGTTTGACCAAGAATAAATTCATCATCTGTGTTATGTTTGATCGGAATTGGAATCCGTGTCGACGTATCCAACCCTTGAAGATCAATCACAACCGGCAAGTCAAATCCGTCTACATTCAACTTCCCTCCTGTGTAGGCCAAGATCTCAAATCGACTCGGTAGAGCATCATCTACAGAATCCGTTTTAACGCCCGCACAGAGGAGTACAAATTTTCTCACGGATTTACCTCTTGATTTATCGCGTTGTTTGGATCTTGTGTAACATCCAATCGAGCATTTGGACTCACTAGCGTAGACTTCGACGGATCTCCACCAACCGCCCCGGACGTCCCAAAATGCTTGGCGAACAACGCTTTTTTCAGGTCTGCCGTCGAAACACCATAATCCCTGGCGGCGATCTCAATTGATGCGTCAAAGTCCTTGCCACGACGGGCGTATTCCTCGCGGAGTGTTGATTGACCAGAGCTAACACGAGTGTCCACAGCGTTAGCAACGTCTAACTCATCAGCCTGCGGCAATGGAGGCCATTCGAATAGATATTCAATCTCGTCAATCGGCGGAGCGCCGTCTAACACTCCAGGGGTCAGAACAGCTTCCTCAAGAAACCATGCGAATGTTGGACACATCACAATGCTGGTTATCGCATCCTGCTCACTCTTAACTTCTGGTTCCCAAAGATTGACGATGTCCATTTTCGCCGCTGAAAAATTCGAATCCTTAGACGTACCACACGCAAGTGAATACGGCATGTTAGCACACCTGGCGAAATACATCAGACCAATACGCGTTACCATTTCCTCAGTGGCGTTTGGATATTTAGGGTCTGGCGACCAGCCCTCCCAGCCATCCGGAAGAAAATTCATAACGCCCCGCTCGTAGGCGATGGTCATCATGTCTTCTGGCATCTTCGCAGGCGAAACGTTGGACCCTGTCGTTTTCATGAAATACGGCATCAACGCAAACAACTCAGCAGCACCAAGAGTCGCCTTACTAAATCGCCGCATATGCGCCAGCCAGTCGATCGCCGGTGCACACCGAGGAATGCCATGCAGTTGCCCAGGGCGATCAGGGCGAAACAGATGCCAGACATCTCTGGCGGGATACCAGTCCCCACTGAGCGGATTTGTAACACCAATCCCGATATCTCCGGGGTGATGGTCAAGAATCCAATACTCAATAGCATTACCCAGATTGTCGACGCGTTTCCCATCGTCAACAGTCAAGTCTGTTAAATCCTGATATGGCTGAGAAACCTGGTCCGCTTCATAAAGACGAATCTCAAGCCCGACGCGAGTCCGTGAACTTTCGGAACGCATTCCGAAAACTTCACCGTCTCTCCAGTATGTCTCAATTGCAACTCGCAGCTTTTCAACGAACTGCGTACGCATCGCCCAGAACTTCCATGCGTTCTCAATCCGACGATTTACATCAGGATTGCCAGTCATCACCTGCAGCCGCGGACCGTTCCCGACAATATGATTCGCAGCAGTCCGCAGCATTCCCGCGTACCAGGAATTGTTTGCGGCCTCCAGCCTGCTTCGCTCCCTGGCAATCTTCCTGATTGATTGAGGATACGCTGCGCGTGCCGACAGATTATCGGAGTCCTTCCAGTGTCGCGAATTCTCCCGAGTTGTTCTCGTCAGATCTAAAGTCGCTTCAACCTTCGGGGCGAATAAATCATCCGGCAGCTTGTCTGGAATGTTTCGCAGTGCGATTGATCGTGACCGCATTAGCAATCACCTCCCGCACCCGGTGGCTGAATCTTGAATCCCATGAACGGATACTGACCAGCGGCAATATTGGCCAATGCGTCATTTGCCTTGGCATATTTGTCGCCTGCGATCATCTCGGAGATCGGACGGTTTGTTACAGACTCGCCCTCAATGCTCACAGCGGATGGCTTACTGACTGCATTCGAAATTGCCTGAGTGTTATCTGTCGTCATAGATCAATCCACACGGGTGACCCAATCGGCTGATTGGTTATCACTGCAGATTAATCAGGACTCCATACGACGCAAAAATCGCGTCACGGATTACTCGGTCTGGATGATGTGGAAAGTCTCCATGCAGTGATCACATTCCAGCTTAACCCTGACTTTATCGTCAGACAGATCCTGCCTGCTGATCTCATTGGATTTATTGCATCCACAGCTTGGACACTCTGGCTCACCCTCTTTATTGAGATTTGAAGGCAATTGAAGCATTCGGCGTTCAGTGTTGGCCATTTCGTTTCCTGACTATCCGGCTTGCGGGCACGGAAACAACTCTGCGTTCCTCACTTCCGACACGAGCTTCGCCATCCAGATGACAACCCAACATTGACGCCAGCGGGGCGTTATTCACCATGCAGTCCCACAGGTGATTGTCCTGGCCGAATAACGGGTCCGACCATTCCCAGACGCGGGAGCCATCAGCACGGAATGTCAGTGTGGGAGTCTCTGATGTGCAATGGTCCAAGGCCATCTTGTGAATCTCTGGACGGTCGCCGAAGATTGTTTTGCTACCTCGTTCACCTTTGGCCGCCGCGATGCGATCGCAGGCGAATGTCTTCCATGAGTTGGTGTCGAGCTTCCCAAAGCGAACGTTCGTCTTGTCGTTTACTTTAGTGGTCCAGCAGTCGCCGATGATCTCGGTACCTTGGTCCTTTCGGTACTCGCTGATCGGCTTATTACCGGCACGAATCGAGATGCCCTTGCACGGCAGTAGGATTCCCCCGTACTTCGACCGGCGGCAGAATTCATGCACAACCTTCTGGCTGAATCCCTCGTCAATCCCCAGCTTACCGATGTGCAAGACAACGCCGTCCTCGTTTGGGTAACCAGTTCCAAGCAGCCGGTCGACAAGCTGTTCCAGACCCCAACGGATCGCCCCCTGGGCCTGGCTCGAGTCGGACAGATCCCGCAACGTTGGAGACACGTCATTCAGCGTGAAGTAACTTCGGGGTTGCTCCGGGAACACACCGTAATTGATGTCGTGGCCAGTGAAGTCGTCGGCCCAGGCGGTCATCCACCAGTACAGAGCATCCAAATGGACGTCGATGTAACAGGTTAGCTTGGTTGCCCAACGAGGGATTTGGCCGCGATCCATGTTGATCAGCTTCGTCGGCAGTAGCTTGGCGGTTGGAATGTGCCGTGACTGTACGGACGCCGGACGCTCGTTCTGCATCTCGAACGAAAACGCCGCGGAACCCATTCGATGCCAGATGTGCATCGCCGTCTGAATGGCAGACACATCGCGATACACGACACCGTCAATCTCGTGCCCCTCAATGCGGTGATCCCAGGCCAGCTCACACCCTTCATCTAGTACGGCCCGATTGGCGATGTAGTTCTCATTGATCTTCTCTGGGGTGTTGAGCCTGATTGCCTCCTCATAATCCTCGAAATAGGCGTCCCAAGCCTTCATGTTCTTGGGCCACTTGTAGATCGTCTTGGTCCGCTTGCCGTGCCATTTGGGCATGGACAGCAGCTGCTCCGACAAATCCCGATCAGCAATGACTGTGCATAGCACCATGCAGGCGATCGACGTGTCAGGACCCGACAACCCAAGGACATCGGCTTCGATTGTCTCCATTCGGTCGCGAGTCTGGTCCGGGCTCTGGGCACTCTCTTTCGTCTGGGGATCATCCAGCAGACAGAGATCCGGACGAATCACACTCCCGTCCTGTCGCGTGTGGAATTGCCCGCGAATGTCGCCAGTGATGCCGCAAGCTGCGATCATCGCCCCGGAAGCCTGACTACCAGGGATTGTCGGGAATGTGATCTGATCGGCACTCAAACCAATCGCAGTCTCCACGCCCTGGCAGAGTTGCCCAGCTGCCTTGCGGCCATTGCCCTTCAGTTCGCGGAATCCATGGAGTTCCGCCGGATAGAGCTGTTGGAGTTGCGTGTTATAGCAGAGGATTGTCTTGATCGACTTGATGATCTGACGGGCTTTTTTCTCGGTGGCCGCCACGACACAGACGTATTTTTTGCGACCCTTGACGATGGCCCGAATCGCCATTCGGATCGCACGCTGAGTTTTCCCGGTGCCACGAGGGTCGGCGATAGCCTGCAGACCTCCGCGATCAATCACACCGTCCATCTGGCGGATTGACTGCCTTTGGTCCGCAGAGAATGGCCACTTGAAAACTTCAGGAGAAAGCCACCGCAAAAAGTATTCCGGATCAGAATCTAAAATCGCTCTGAGTTCCGAATCGGACACCTCAGGGGGTGGCCCAATGTCGCGGAGTTCCTCGGACGATTTTTGCTTCAGCTCCAGAGCCCGACCACGATGCGCCTCTTCTCGCGACAGGTCCCCCCTCAGACGTGTAGTCTTTTTCGCCACTGCGCAACCCAAGTACAGTTTGTGAC